GAGCAGGTGGCGAAGTGTCCGAAGTGTCGAACACCAGAGCTGCGTGAACGCTGGGGCTGCGACAAGCCGGCGGCGGTGGCTGTATACGCGCGCACCTGCGAGGCGTGCTTTGGCCTAGACTCTGGCTGCACGACTTGCGACGGTCGCGGCGAAGTTCGCCGGGATCGCTGCCCGTCGTCAGATGCCGACGATGTCGGGCGCGTGGTGATCCGAGCTTTGCACCAACTCCAGAACGGCGTGCTGCCGATTGATGGTGGCTGGTCTGAGCAATCGGCGAAGCTGATGCGTCTGGTTGACATCGCGGCGAGCGAGCGCAACAAACTCCAAGAGGCCGAAGCACGAGCGGCAGAGGCACGAGCGAAGGCGGCACAATCACATGGCAGCAAACGACGCTGAACTGAAGATCACAGCATCGCTCGACGATCGCATCATCCGTGCGATCGAGAAGCTGTCGGGTCAGGTGAAAGAGCTTGGAGAGGATGCCAAGAAGGCGTTTGACAAGACCGAGGTCGCAGCAAAAGAAGCAGAAGCCGCCGTCACTGATACAGGCACGGCTGCGAAGAAGACCACGGGCGAGATCAAGAAGATCTCCGAAGAGGGCGGGCGTGGCTTCTCGGACTTCAAGGACAAGATCAAGGATGTGGCCGCTGGCCTCGTGGGTATCAGCACCGCGGTCGCCATCTTCAAGCAGTCGCTGACGGATGCCATCACGACCTCGGCTGAAGTGGATGTCATCAACGCGCGCATCCGCAACTTCACGGGCTCGGCGGGTGAGGCGTTCAATCAGTTGACCGAAGACCTGCGCACGCTGTCCTTGGCGAACAAGGACTTCGTGAAGGATCAGGAAGTCTCGCAGGCCGCGCTCATCTTGCTGAAGGAAGGATTCAGCACGACCTCGACCGTGGTCTACGATGTCGCGGAGGCGTTGGACTTCGCGCGCGTGAACGGCGTGTCTCTGGTCGATGCCACGCGCCTGCTGAATGAGGCGAACGAAGCCCTCGGTGACGGCACGAAGAACAGCGTTGAGTTGTTCTCGCGTCTGAACCTGCTGTTCTCGAAAGGCTTTGACAATGCGAACGGCCTAGCCGGCGCGCTGGCTGCGTTGTCCAACACCGCGCGGCAGTCTGGCTTGAGCCTCGACGATGCCACGGCATCGCTTGCCACGCTCGCTGAGACGACTTCAGCGGGTGAAGCACTGCGAACCCTAGAGGGAATCCTCAAGACGCTACAGGCCCGTGCAGGCGAGGTAGATGCATTCTTTGCGGCAACGGGCCAGCGTTTCGATGAGACGACGGTCAAGACCGCAGGCTTGAGGAACACCTTGGTCGCGTTGCTAGACGGCATCGCGGCCAGTGGTGGCGACGCTCAGACCGAGCTCAAGAAGTTGTTTGGCTCGCAGGACGCGGTCAACTCGGTGCTGGCCCTTGGCAGCAAAGAGGGTGCGGCCTATGGGCGCATCGTTGGAGAGTTGTCGAAGGCGTACAGCAAGCTGAACTCCGACACGAACGCAGTTCGTGCAGCGTCAGGTAACTTCCTGAACTTCATCGCCACGCAAGGCACCGATGTCATCGACAACTATGCGGGTGCTTACAGGAACCTCGACGGAACAACGCTCGACCTGATCAAGCGTTCGGAACAGTTCCGTCGTGCGAATGCCGACGGCGCGAAGAGCGTCAACATCGTGTCGGGTGAGATTGAGAAGGGCGCGCGTGTATTCCGAAACGCTGAAGAGACGCTCGGCGGTGCGACATTCAAGGCCGCGACCGATGGCGTTCTTGCTCTTGGCAAGGCGACGAAGTTCACCGAAGAAGATGTGCAGCGTTGGGTCGATGCCATCTCGGGCGTGAAGACGGACGCTGACCTTGAGCGCGTCAACAAGCAGATCCAGATCCTGATCAATCAGGCGCGTGCATTCGGCGAAGCAGGCATCGAAGGCTTCCAAGGCGAAGAGCTACAGGCACGCCTCGCCGAGATCGCGGAGTTCGAGCTCATCCTCATCGAGCAGGTGAAGGACGAGCGCAAGAAGGCCGAAGAAGAAGTACTGGCCGACAAGCGCAAGAAGGCAGAAGACGCGGCAGCAGTCGAGGCGCGCGAGAACGAGAAGCTGCGACTTCAGAAGCAGCAGATCGACAAGGAAGAGTTCGACCGCCGGATTCGTCAGGCGCAGGATCTCAACGCACTATCTTCGCAGTTGTTGAACGAGAGCCTCACGCGTGGCTCGGCGTTCTTCGCGGATCTCCAGAACCAGATCAAGCCGCTGGCCGCGGAGATCCAGCTATACGAAGGGCTGATCGCCAACAACTTGTTGAGCGAAGAGGACTTGGCCGGCATCAACGGTCGCATCCAGACGCTGCGCGCCGGCATCGAGCAGTTGACGGTGACCTCGGTGCAGTCGGGCGAGGCGTTGCGCGCCGGCTTCGCAGAGACGATCAACAACGAGGTGAAGGATTCCCTCAATGCATTCCAGCAGGGCGTGACGCTGGCGCAGAGCATCACCTCGGGATTCACCAACTCGATCGCGGGCCTGTTCAATGACTTGGTGCTCGGATCGAAGAACGCGAAGGAAGCGTTCGGGAACTTCATCAAGTCGCTGATCTCGGCTGTGGTTCAGGCGATCAACCAGATCATCGCCATGAAGATCGCGCTGTCGATCATCGGCTTCGCGACGAGTGCGGCAACGGCTACAGGAACGACATTCACTGCTGGTACAACAGCGACATCTCCACAGAGTGGTCTCGTCCCAATGGAGCCGCTTGCCAAGGGCGGCGTTATGTTGGGAAGCATGGGCACGCCGACCAGCCTGCCCTTCAATGCATACGCACAGGGCGGCGTGGCACGCGGCCCGCAACTCGCGCTATTCGGCGAGGGCAAAGGTGCCGAGGCGTTCGTGCCGTTGCCCGGCCCCAATCGTGGCATCCCCGTCGAGTTCAAGTCGATGCCGAGCGGTGGGAACATCACGATCAACTACAACCCGTCGATCCAAGCACTCGACGGCCAGAGCACGAAGGAAGTCTTGCTGCGCGAGGCGCGCATCATCGGTGACATCATCGCGTCCGAGATCTCCACTGGCAGCAACCGCGCGCTGACCGATGTGGTGCGCTCGCGCTCTTCGAGGGTGTGATCCATGGCACAAGCGAACATCGTCCCGCGCCCAGTCCAGTACGGGGTCTATCCAGAGAATGACTCGTTCGATGCTGGCTCGACCACGCTCGACTCGACCTATCTGCTGGGGAGTTGGTCTAGGTTCGCTCCGCTCGATGCAACGCTGACCGTGGACGGCACGACCTTCTGGACGACGACCAGCGTCATCGCAACGCAGAACGCCGACCTGCACAACGGATTCTTCCGTGTAACTGGCAGCGGTTCAGCACAGATCTACGACAACGGCGGGTCGGCGGCTGCGACCGTGACCACGCAGTCTGGCTCGTTGTGCGGCTACCAGTACCGCGACTATCAAGCGACCGATGTTGATGTGCGCGCGAGCTTCCGATTCTCTGAGCGTGAGTCTGCTGCCGTAATCACCGCCACGGCGGGTCGCTTTGTGTTCGGCTTGGCCGCTCGTCTCAATGGCACGATCACTGGCGGTGGCACGCTCGACACTCGGATGACTGCGGTCAACGGGTACTTCTTCGGTCTCTTCGGCGGTCAGGGTGTCGCGGGTGTGCTGAAGATGCGCTACCTGTTGATCAAGGTCGTGGCTGGCACGCCGACTGCCGTGGCGAGTGCGAACTTTGTGACACCCGATTCGGGCTCGTCATCGGCTCTGTTCCCGAACGGAAGCAATCCAGACCGCGTGCTCAAGTTCACCTGCGTGGACTCGGGCGCGAATGTCGTGCTCACGGGCTATACGGTGGCGGCTGACGGCACGGCGACTCAGGTGCTGACATACACCGACTCGTCGTCTCCGATCACCGCTACGGGCCGCGTAGGTCTTCTGCTGACGGCTCCTACCTTCGCGCACCTGACACCGAGCGGCTCGATGTCGCACCTGTGCAACTGGTTCGAGGTTCGCCCGAACGGCGGCAATGTGGCTTTGCGCGAGAACTGGGAACGGCTCATGCCGCGTGCCGGCAAGGTGTACGCGTCTGGATCTTTCGCACCGTATGTCGTGCTACCTCACTCGCTGGGGATGCACTCGCTGATGACGGGCTGGGTGGGTGACCGCCTGTCGTACGACTCGACTGCATCGCAGGGCTACGAGAACTCTCTGCGCCTAGACTCCGCGAACAACCGTATCAAGGGCGTTCCGGCGGGCAACAGCCAGCAGGTGTACGCGTTCTCGCAGCGCATCGCCAACGATCCCCAGTTCCAAGATCGTCAGGTGTCGATCACCTTTGAGAACGCCGGCCCAGCGGTCGCACGCACGGCAGGCATCATGCTCTTCGGCACGCCGGGGTCGAGTGACTACACAACCGCGCTTTACTCCATCGCCAAGTGCTACCTGTTGCAGGTGGCCTACACGGCAGCGGGCGCGTTCAACCTGAACCTCTACCGCAGCCGCGGGAATCAGGGCGTGTCGCTTCTCGCCCAGAAGACTGGCATCAGCCTCACGCTCGGCACGCCGTTCACGCTGCGCTTCGTGTGTGACACTCAGGTCGTGCCGTCGCCGCGCAACGGATTCGTGCGGCTGAAGGCGTACATCGGCGGCGTGCAGCAGACTTGGGATGCTGCCGCTGGTCTCTATACTGACATCGAGATCCAGTCCACGGGCACGGTGATCGACCGCAAGAGCACGCGCTTGAGCTCGGGCCTTGGTCAGGGCTTGCAGTTCTCGTCGGCCACGGTCGCCACGGCCAATGTGTTTTTCGACTCGTGGGCCGTGGGCGCAGGAGATACACCCTACGACACACTGCCTGAAGATCAGGCGACGATCGCCGTGGCCGCAGAAAATGACGCAGCTTCGGGCACCTTCACCGTGCCCTACGACTGGGGCTCTTCAGAGGAGAGCGAGTACCTCGTGAACGATCACCGCTTCGACACGCATCACCGCTATGTCGGCTTGGTGCAGTCGAGAACGAGGACGCGATACACGATCGGCAACAATGCGGCGACGAGCACCGAGATCACGACGCTCAAGGCGTTCTACACTTCGCACCGCGGCGTGCAGATTCCGTTCTCGTGGACGAATCCAAAGGGCACGAGCGTGACCGTGCGGTTCACGAACGACACGCTGGCGATCGAGCAGGTGACCCCGAGTGTGTATCGTTGGAGTTGCACGCTTGAGGAGGTGCTCTCCGAATGACCAGTCCCATCACCGATGTGATGACGGCGCGCAGCCGTCAGTTGAACGAGCAGTACCCTTGGATCTGGCTGTATGAAGTTGAGGTGCCGACGACACCGCCGACTCGTTACCGCCTGACGAACTACGACCAGACCATCACATTCGGCCAGAGCAGCGACGGCGTGCCGCTGGAGTACACGCCGTTCCCGTGCGTGCAGACCGATGTGGAGCAGAACGCTGAGGGAGATCTGCCTCAGATCCAGTTGCAGATCAGCAACGAGTCCTTGTTCATCAAGTCGGTGCTGGAGGACTACGACGGGCTTGTCGGTCAGCCCGTGGTGATCAAGCTCGTGCATACGCTGGAGCTCTCGAATCCGAACTCCGCGCTGCGGTTCGACGGCGAGATTCAGGCGTGCCGAGCGAGTGTGGATCGAGTGACTTGGGTGATCGGCTCGCGGTCGCTGACTCAGGCCGTGATCCCCGGCCAGCGATACATTCGAGGTCACTGCCGCTTCCGTTACGGCGACGAGCGGTGCGGCTACGACCTGAACAACACCACGCTCGCCACGGCGCACCCGTCGTGTCCGAAGACTCTGGACGCGTGCGAACTGCGTGGCGATGCAGAAGTAGCCGCAGGCCTTGAGCGTCAACATCCTGCACGCTTCGGCGGTTGGCCGGGCATCCCGCGTCAGGGTCGTAGATGATGTGGGCCCGCTAGAATGCGGGCATGAGAGCTGGCCTCAACCGATTCAACGAACGCACGAGCCGGCGTTCGCTTTACGCTGACCTGTTGCGCGCACCCTACAAGGAGGGTGGTCGTGATCCGAAGACGGGGATCGACTGTCTGGGTGTGGTGTGGGAGATCCTGCGGCGCATCCACGGTGACGAAGTCCTGCATCGCTTCACGGACTACCCAGTCACGCTCGCGCCTGATCCCGAGGCGAGTGCTTTGCGTGCTCACCTGTACACGCAGCGCGATGACTGGGTGCTCTTGTCAAACGACGAGATCTGCTACAGCAAGTCGCTGGTCGGGGATGTGGTGTTGCAGATGATCGGTTCAGCACACGACACCCCCCATGTGTCGGTTGTGGTGTGGAATACAGAGCCAGTGACGCTGCTGACGGCGCACCGAGCGCGAGGAGTTGTGGCCGTGCCTGCACGCCAAGCTCAGAACATCGTGGCCGTCTACCGACTGAGGGAGTGAAAGATGATCGAAGTCGTACTCATCACGAATGTGTTTTCGGGCGCGCGTCACGCGCAGCGACTGACGATCGACCGTCCTCGTGCTGCGGTGTGTGATCTTCTGCCCGATGAGTGGCTGAAGCACAAAGACCATGTGATGCCCGTGCGTGGCGTGCAGCGTCTCGACTGGGATCAAGCGGTGGTATCTGGCGATCGCATCGCGCTCGTCATGGTGCCGCGTGGCCTTGAGGCCGCGACGATTGCGATGCTGAAGGTCGCGCTCGTCATCAACGCTATCGCGTTCGTGGTGATGCGTGCGCTGATGCCGAAGCCGCCGAAGAGGCGCGAGGACAACGAGTCGGCGGTGTACGGATATCAGGGCATCGTCCCTTCACGCGTGGAAGGCGAGACGATTCCTCTGTACTACGGTGAGATTCGTGTCGGCGGACAGATCATCAACGAGTTCGTGGACGACTACGGTGCTCTGGGTGCGGACTATCAGGCACTGGTGAGTCTGGGCGAAGGGCCGCTGCAAGAGATCGTAGGCCAGACCAGCGACAGCGTGGCACCGATCACGACCGTGGGCGCGAACTCTATTCCGTTCGGGAAGTTGTTCATCAACGACACGGACGCGGCAACGCTCGACAATGTCGAGGCTCAGGTGCGGATGGGCACGCTGACTCAGGCTCCCGTGGAGGGCTTCGAGTTCGCGTCGAGCACCGTGTCGGTGGACACGCTGCTGAGTGGCCCGACCTCGTCGAGTACCAACGCGTTCGAGTTGCCCGTGATCAGCTACTCCGACCCGACGAAGTTAGAGATCGGCGGGGCCAGCGCGAACAGCACATGGACTCAGTTCGGTGTGAGCTACTCTGCCGGCGCATCGAACTTGGCCGAGGGTGCTGTGGTCAAGATCTTGCTGCCCGAGGGCGCGAGCTACACGAACGACGACGGAAGCCAGAGTGCAATCCAGACAGGTATCGCTGTCCGCTACATCGAGCTTGATGGAACGGGTGCTCCGATCACGACGGGCGGGCCTGATCTCGATGGATATGTGCGTCTACGCCCGTTCCGCTACTCCAGACGCTACGCGCCGGGCGTGGCCTACGACATCCGCTTCTCGCTCTACGATCCCCAGACATTCACGCGTGGTGGATTGCAGAACTACGCGAGCTTCAATGCCGGCGCAACATACTACACCGTTCCGGGCTCCATCCTTAGCACTGCGTGCCCTCGTCCGTATCTCACCCGCACTGGACTGACCGTACCTACCACCGGCCCACAATGGACAACGGCTGGCACCTGTGAGTCCTTCACTGTTGAATGCTTCTTCTATGTGCGTGCTCTGAGCTTCTTGGTTGTTGGATCTACTGTGACAGCCGACACAATCATCTCGGCCAATGCTGCATCCAACGACTGGTTCACAATCGACAGCACGAACTCTCGCGGCTTCTCGCTTGGTGTAACGAGTAAGACCTACACGCCACAGCCGGGGCAGTCTGTGTCGCGCAAGGTTCCGTTCGTCACGATTCGCAACGCGTCCACATCCGCGACCTTCACTGAGTCTGGAGCAGATGCGTCCTTTATCGCAAAGAGCGAGCCTGCATGGGACACCAGCAGTTACATGACTCGGTCAAGCGGTCAAGTAGAAGAGGGCAAGTACAACGGCTTCTACTACTGGCACCACGCGGTCGCAACCTACCAAGCCAATGCTCAAGGATCACTCGGTCGCGTGCGTCTGTACATCGACGGCGTCAAGATCATTGACCAGCTAACGACTCAGACCTGCACACTGCCGACCTTGAGCACGACATCGGTGCGCATCAACGGGCCGGGCGGCAACGGTCGTATCTCGAACCTTTCGATCTACAAGGGCGTGATGTCCGAAGGCGACATCATCTACCAGTTCAACAACGGCAACGGTCGCACGAAGACATACGACGAACTCTCGCCCGTGGCCGTGTATCGCTTTGCATCTACTGCGGCACTACTCACCGACTCTTCTGGCAACGGCAACACGCTGACGAATAACGCCGACGACACCGTTGTCGTTACATCACAAAATGCCATCTCGGTCATCGAGGCCAGCGGCAACACGGGCACGGTGAAGAAGGGCCGCTACAAGATCGAGGTGCTGCGTCAGTTCAAGGACTCGACCAGCACGCGCATGGCCGACCAGCAGCGGTGGCAAAGTATGCGGCTGCTGGACTTCGAGCCGTTCCAATATCCGACCGCTCCTCTGCTGGCGATTCGTGCACGCGCAACGAGCGAGGTCAACGGCAACATCCCGAATGTCACGAGCATCGTGAAGGGTCGGCAGGTACCTGTGTGGGACGGCACCTCGACTGCGTTCCCGACCTTCGACCTCATCTACTCGCAGAATCCAGCGTGGATCACCTGCGATATGTTGCTGAACAAGGACTGGGGTCTCGGCAACATCTTCGACAACACCGACATTGATGTGCAGTCGTTCAAGGACTGGGCCGACTACTGCGACGAAGTCATCTACAACCAGAGCGGGTACACCACACCCTACAACGCGACCTACCTGACGGGCAGCGCGCAGACTTGGGGCAACATCGTCTACGACTTCGACACGACCTACCAGACGAACGCGCTCTACTTCTATGTGCCGAAGGACTCGATCCTCAGCACGGTCAAGGTCGGCGACTACCTCGGGGTATACGGCGTGCCCGTGGTGTCAGGCTACGCGGACATCAACAACACCTCGACGACTGGCGGCTACCGCATCATCAAGATCATCGAGCCGACGATCGCGCCGCACATCATCGCGGTAGAGTACACGGGTGCCGCGCCGTGGCCGCTGACGCAGACGCTGCTCGCTCAGGGCGTGACGATGGCCGGCACGATTCAGACGCGCCATCCTCGATTCCAGTTCGACGGTGCCTTCGACGACTCGGTGTCGTCGTGGGATGCCATCACGCTGGTGTGCCAGTCGGCGAGTGCCGTTCCGATTCGTCTGGGTAAGACGGTCAAGGTGAAGGTGCACAAGCCGCGTCCAGTCGTGGACATGGTCGGGCCTTCGCAAGTGGAGGAAGGCAGCTTTGAGATCGAGTACATCTCGCCGTCGTCTCGCTTCAACCAGATCGAGATCGGATTCATCGACCGCGACCTGAACTACGAACGCTCGATGCTCTCAGCCGAGCATCCCTCAGTCCAAGGCACCACGGACTCGGGGCTCATTCGTCGCCGGCAGTTCTTCCAAGAAGGCGTCGTGCGTCGTGCTCAGATCTCGCGTCAGGCCCAGACGCTGTTGAACAACGAGCACCTGATCAGGCGCAAGGGCAAGTTCACGGGCAGCGTGGACTTGATCGGACTTGAGCCGCTGGATGTCATCCAGATCGCACACGATGTGATCGACCGTGGCATCTCGGGCCGCGTGTACTCTGATTCGATCTCTGCGGGCGCAGGCATCACGCTCGACCGCGTGGTGACCTTGGCGGCGGCGACTACTTACAAGTTGCGCCTGCGTTCGCAGGACGCGCCGACAGGATTCAATCCCGACGAGATCACGATCACCTCGGCGGCTGGTACTTACTACCCCGGCCAGACTCTGGCCTACACGCCGAACCCGACCTTCACGCCGCTGAAGGGTGACATCTACACGCTGTATGTGGACGGCGAAGGAATGCTCGCGCAGGTTGACAGCATCTCGCTGACTCCCGACCTCAAGCGCGAGGTGACATTCTCGGAGTATGTCGAGGCGGTCTACGATGTCGAAGACCCGAACGAGACACCCGACATCGGTGTGGAGCAACTGACCGCGGACGCGCCGGCACTTGGTCGGCAGTCCGTGCCCGAGCTCGTGTCGGATGTAAAGGTCGAGGAGATCGTGGTGCGCGGGCCGGGTGGTGCACACCAGCCCAGCTTGCTGGTCACTTGGCTGTTCGACAACGACAGCAACAACACCGCGGGCTTCGATGTGTGGCTGGCGCGCATGGAGCAGCCGGCGATGGACTGGGAAGCATCGGGCAGCGCGGACGCGAACGCTCGCTCGTTTGTGGTTCCGATGGCACGCTCTGCCGTGGGTGATTCGTACGCGATCGCCGTGACCGCACGCTCGGAGTCTGGGGCCGCGCGCACGCCTTCCCGCGCAGCCAAGGCCAGCGTGCGGATCATCGGCAAGTCACCGCCTCCCAGCGCGCCGGCGTGGGCCTCGGCGTACCCTGCCGTGATGGATGGCGAACAGGCCACCTATCGGGTGGTGCCGGCATCGCTGGAGCAGGGCTCGACAATCGAGATCCGGCGTGGCGGCTGGATCCTCGGCCAGCGTGTTGGCGCGGTGCCGATCGACACGGGCAAGCTAGGGCCAACGCCGAACTGGGCATCGGCTGTGAACACTTCGTTGTCGGCGTTCAATCACCTGCATGGACTCGGCTTGCCGGGCGCGCAGTTGGTGGTGCGGGCGATCTCGAACAAGGGCAAGTACTCGACGGCTGATGTCATCGAGTGGGCACCGCGTGTGATCGACGCGGAGAGCGTCGTCGATAGCGGCAACAACACCTACTACACACGGAGCTGGGAGGACTTCGGCATCGGGTGGCGACGCTCGGGTGCGGTGTTCCCGAACTCCACGCTGACCAACTGTCAGGTGACGACGAGCACGCTGTTCCCGCAGGGCTACCTTGAGTTCAGCGGCTCGAACTTGACGGCCACTTACACCACGGCCACCCATAACATCCCCGTCGATCAGCGTGCGGAGTGGTGGTACAACTCGGCCTACGCGACCGTCGAGCAGATCTGGCCCACGACATGGGCCGATGCCACCTACGGCTGGGACGATGTCGGTCAGCAGTGGTCGTGGGAAGGGCCGCTCAACACACTGGAGAACGGCGACGATCCGGGCCGCGTGACCTTCATCATCGAGACGAAGGCTGTGGACGAGAACGGCGTGGAGTCGGACTGGTCGCAGTTCACGCCGGGCAAGGTACGCGGCATCTACGCGTACTGGCGATTGACGATGACGCGCCCAAGCACCGCGTACAACATCCGCGTGTATCACTTCGCCACGCAACTGCTACGCATCCCGCGTCAGCGGTTCGAGCGCAGTGGCTTACAATACTTCGCAGAGCACCAGATCTTCGGGAGAACCTAAACCATGGCACGCGGCGATATCACAACTGGATACCTGTCGGGACAGACCGACGGCAAGAACATCCTCATCACTGCGACGACGAGCGGTGGTGCACAGACGATCCATACCGTGGCCTCGGGCACGACGACGCTGGACTTCATCACTATCGAGGCGTGCCATGTGGCTACAGGTCATGCCAGCACTGGTCTATGGTTGTTAATGGGCGGAACGAGTTCGCCGAATGACTTGATCCATATCGACCTTGTCCATGGCGATGGTGCTGTTGTCGTTCAAGACAAGAGGCTGATGCAGAACGGCGTGATCGTGAAAGCGTACGCTGACGCCGCCAGTAGAGTCGTCGTCTACGGCTACTACCAGAGGTACACGGTATGAGTCGTTATCAGACCGACCTCAAGAAGTCGAAGGGCGGCGGCGGTGGTGGCGGTGGTAGCGGCACGGTCACGAGTGTGGCCTTGTCGGCACCGACTGGCCTGACGGTCGGCGGCTCGCCGGTGACGAGTAGCGGCACGCTCGCGCTGACCTTCACGGCGGGCTATGCACTGCCGACGACATCGAGCCAGACTAACTGGGACACCGCGTACACCGACCGCCTGAAGTGGGACGGTGGAGCGACTGGCCTGACCGCGAGCACGGGTCGCACGAGTCTTGGACTCGGCGGTGCGGCGGTCTTGAATGTCGGCACGAGTGCTGGCACGGTTGCGGCTGGTGACGACGCTCGGTTCAGTGCGAACGGCGGACTGTCGCAGCCGCAGGTCATGAGCCGCATGGCTTTCGGGGGCTTCTGATATGGCAATCACACTCGACGCAACAACCAAGAGTCTCGACCTCACGACGAGCTCGACCGCGGACATTGACTACACGGTGTCGTTCGTGGACATGACCACGACCGCGTTCACTCCGGGCGATGGGCACGGCACGATCAACACCGTTGGTACGACCCAGATTGTCGCTGCGCCCGCATCGTCAACCCAGCGCGGAGTAAAGTCAATCTCGGTCTTCAATCGTCACGCCAGCACCAGCAACACCGTGACCGTCAAGAAGGATGTGAGCGGCACGGAGTACTGCTTGTTCAAGGCGGTACTAATGGCAGGTGAGTCGCTGCAATGGACTGACGGCTGCGAGTGGTCGGTTTACGACGCAACGGGCGACAAGAAGGTCAACAGCCCTGTCAATGTGGGCATTACTGGCCGCGTCATCCCGATCAACAAGGTCGGCACAGCGACCGAAGGTACGGCCTACTGGTACAGCTTCGGCAAGGACGCTGGCTTCACGGGCGCGTGGTCGCCTAACACGCCGGGCATCAACGGTCGAGCGACTGACGGCACGACTGCTGCGGACAACGGCAGCTTGACGCTGTGGACACCGACAGGCTCGCTCTACATCACCGAGACGGCGGCGACCACGACCACGCTCTGCACGATCATGCTGGCGGATGTCGTGTGGGTGAACACGGGCATCGTGGTGACGACGACCACGGCGCAAGCCATCACTTCGCCTACCTTCCCTGCCCGTGACTTGAACGGCAGCACGGATGGCGAGGGCTATGTCATCGGCCTGTTGACCACTACGGCTCC